TGATTACTTCATCAAATACAACACTCAACTTACTTGGATCTTCACCCGTTACAGTTGGAATTGGAATATCAAATGTAATTTGCTCACCACTGTCAGCAGAAATCTTGGTGTTTCCAATATAGAAATCACCCTTATCATTCATACCAGTGTAAACAACAGTACCACAAGATGTTTCTTGTGACTGTGATAAGAACTCTTCTCTTTCAGTTAAAGTTCTCTTAGAGATCTGTGGAAGACCTGTTGAATAGTTACCTGGACCATAACCAAGATATTCAAATGTATGACCAGATGCCCTCAAGATAGATGGTCTTCTTACTTCAAGAGCTAATGGTTTAATCTTTCTAATTACAGACTTAGGATCATGATTTTGTACATTAGATCCTAATGCTCCACGAATTACAGAGATCTTATTAAATGAAGTTCCCTGTAAGGCATCTTTTCTTACCCTTAATATCTCACCGCCCATCTGGAAGTAAGATCCTAATGGGAATCTAGATTCAACAGATGCCTTCTTAGTTAATTGTTCACCAGCAGTTCCAGTAGCAATTTCAGTACCATCACCAAGATTAACTATAAACTCATTCTCAGTCGTAATACCAGCATCTAATTGCAGGGTATCTTGAGCATATAATCCTACACCCCTTACATCTAAATTCTCACCTGCTTTTCCAGATATTGCATCATGAGCAGACAATCCATGTTTAAGAATATACTTAGCAGAAGTTACAGTAACACCAGTAGTAACCACAGTGAATATTGTATTGGCATTATTAGTATCCTTTATAGATTCAGATACTAAGAAGTCTCCTAGTTTCTTATCAGATGAATCAAGGATTCTTATAGTATTACCCTTAGCAAATCCATGAGGTGCTTTTGTAGTAAATGTTGTGGTTGTCACAAAATCTTCTGTGACAGAAACAACTCCACCAGTAGCAGTAACCTCAGAATAAGGCCCCAAATCAATTATTTGCTGCCCTTCTAGGATTTTATCATTATCCGCATGAGTATAAACAGTTACCTGTTTCTCACTTGGAGTATTCTTAATTCTATAATAAGCATCAGTACCAGTTGTTATACCTGTAACTTGAACATAACCGATATCATCTGCTATTGAGATATGATCAGCTTTCAATGTAATCTTACTGTTACTTGGCACACCAGATAATCCAGCACCAACAATAGGTGAAGAATCAAAATACAATTGATCACCAGCAGAATAACCAGAACCAGATTCACTTATTTTTGCAGTAGTGACTAAATTATTAGCACCACCAACAACAACTTCAGCAGTTGCTCCCTTCCAAGGAGCAGCAGATGGAGAAACAGATGAATCAAATAATTTTATATTATGATAGGTTCCTTCATGATGAGGAGCAGAAGTATTGACAACACTGGTTATATCACCATTTTCAATAAATCGCAATCCATTTAACTTATGTTCTGTACTTAATGTTAGTATTGGATTAGTAGCACTACTTGATATATTTGTAATAGTATTACTGACACCAAAAGTATCTAAGAAAATATTTGCTGTTTCTCGTGTAACACTCTTCTTAAGATCATTAGTTACAACTTGACCAATTGGAGACAACTGAGCGTATGACTTAGATGCTGGAGCATTTTGATTTGGATTATCTCTATCCAACTGTGGATAAAGATCAACAACACTTTGATTAAATTTTAAATCGGTAAATTCCTTCTCAATAACATTATTACCATTCAATACATAAAGATGATAGATACCATCTTGAATATTATATTTGTATGGTGTTAATGTTTCTGTACGATAGATATAAAGATTTTCTTTATTATCGGTTCTTTCAAATCTAGGTAAATCTCTAGTTCTTGTATTGCTTGTGTGAGTATATGTACCAACGGTAATAATATCACCTACAGCCTCCCCATCAACTAATTTTACTACTTTATATGTAAAGGTTTTTTCATCAATTACACTTTCAACAACAAAGGATCCATTATATTCAGTATTAAATATACCTGTACTATTAGTACTACTCTTTATATTTCTAATAGTAACTAACTCACCCACTTTCATATCATGAGATTTATCAGATCTAACTGTAGCAATTCTAGAGTTAGTATCATACTCAAGGAATGAAATAAATCTTAGATTTCTATTGAAAGTGTATCCAGGATCATTTGGACTTATTGTAGAATCATTACCATTTCCAATTTCAGATCTAGTAAAGTCTTCAATCCTATCGACTGTTGTTTGACTTGAATCCTGTAAAATGAAACCATCTGTTGGATCTTTAGCATCTACTAGTTCTTTAGGAACTACATATCTAACCTTATAGAGTTTTTCATCTAAACTTCTATCATCAGATTTTCTAACAATATATGGAATTTCATCTCCAGTAAGTTCGGCAGAACTACTACCAGTACCTGTTGGATCTAGAGCAGTATTAATTGTGTTGTCTATATGAGTATGAACAAACCAACCACCTGATTGATAAGTCTTAGTTGTATCACTATCAGTATCATCCCAATCAGCATTATATGTAGTTTCATCATATTGAATTGGATGTCCCAATTCTCCTGGTCTCTTATCAGATACTCTACTAACAATTTTTAGAGATCCAGACGCAGAATCAGATATAGTTTTAATATATTCAGGATCAGCTAAATTAGCATTAGCTCTTGATGATGCCAATCTTATTTCATTTGATTGAAGATCACTATCTTGAGCACTAGTAATGGCAAAATATATGGCATGAGCATCTAATCCTTCAGGCAATCTTCCACTTTCAGATATTATTCTGACAGACTCACCATTTTGTAATTCATGAGATCCCTCAATTTGATATATTGATGGGTTTACATAATCAACTTGATTAGAATGTAATGCTTCATATAGTTTCTCAGATGTCACAGTAGCGGCAGTTAGAGTGCCGTTTGACATGAAAACATCAGCAGTATATAAAGGATCTCCATTAGCATCCTTGTTAATACAAATTTTCTCATTAACTTTAGCACCAACTCTAAAACCTTGAGCAATATCAGAAGGTATAAGTGACTTATTAGTTTGACCTAAAAGGTATATACGTCTCTTGGGACTATCAAGATCAGCACCAATGTTTATTTGACCAACTGAGGTTTCACCCGAAGCACAAGCAGCATATATCTTTTTAGTTTTAGATTTATCTACCTGTAACCACTCAACATCAAATTCAGTCGTATTAATCGCTCTTGGAGTAATAATTGAAGTTACAAAACCTTTATTATCTTTATCAAACGCTTTGTTCTTGAATCCATCAGCAGAGAGAGCAAACTGACCAAAGTTTGAGTTTGAGTTTGTAACTGAAGCATCACCACCAGACTCCATACGGAAATGAATATGGTATCCAATAGCAAAAACAGATACAACCTGAATAACAGAATCGTTAGAAACTCTAACGTGAATATTTTTCCAACCAGTTCTATAAACTGCAGTTGGTTTTAAATGGAATACTTGATTATTATTTTTAGAAGATGATTCAGAAGATAACTTTTCACCATTTTGTCTTGTATAATTTATACCACTGTAAGTTCTATTTACTGGATCATACTCAGTAAATGCACGATCATCTTTCTGTAGTGAAACACCAGTAAACTGTGCCACAACCATTGACTTAAATCCAGTTGCCTTAGCACCATCAGCATGCATACCACACATACCCCAAACTGATCTCATTGAACAGTTAAAGATATAAGGAGAAGCACCAGTAACAGTATCAGTTTCAACAGAAATAAACGCTCCAGCAGCACTTAATCCAGCAGAAGGTCCTGCAGGTAGATTAGGTCTTACATATGGTAATAAATATGTGAATCTATTATCATCTATGACTGTCTGTACCTTTGTAGAGACATTAAAGTCTCTAAAATTAACTCCAGTAATTTTTACAGGAGTTCCAGAACTTAAATCGTGAGGTAAAGACGTAGTAACTGTAATTACAGTACCAGCAGTAGCACCATCACCAGAAATAATTGTAGATATTGCTTTATCATCAGTAGCAAAAGCACCAACAATCTCAAATTCAGGTCTCTGTGGAGCAAATCCTTCAGGATTCTTAGGATATTTCTGCGTTATCTCTCTAGTAGATGCCCTATTAAATGCATTTGATAACTTACTATAATATATTTGAAGGTCTGTTAATTGATAATTCTCAATAGTATTAACACCATCAGCATATTCAAATACTGTTAGTTTATGGTGAGAGAATGTTGGTTTTGATCTATTATCAGTACCAAAGTCAATATTATCTGTATATACTAGATTTGCCTCATCACCATCAAAGATAGTGAACTGCCAGAAATAACAAGAACCAGTAACCCTAAAAATAGCAGTGGTTGGTACGTTGTCATCTGTTGGGTTTGGAACATACTTGGGTCTTATCTTAGTTTTTCTAAGATCTAAACCAACAACAGATGTACCACGGGGTACAACAACACCACCATGAACACTATTAAACTTATGAAGTACATTATCTTCCTGTGTTAAATCAAAATTAGAATTAAGATTTAATGAAAATACATCTGCTGCTCCATCATCAAGAACAACACCAGAAGGTGATACTGCTTTAGCATCCCCAGAAATACTTTTAATACCTAAACCTGGTCTATTGTCAATTAAATGCTCACCAGGAAATAGTAATATAGTTGTTTTTTCCGTTATATCGTTATCGTTACCTTCCAAATATGAAAATCTAGCAGACTCTATTAACGCCCTCTGTAAAGTCTTAAAAGGTTTTGTTAATGAATTTCCTTGATTCTCGATACCATCAGTAGCGTCAAGGTCATTTGGGTTTACATAAAGAATACGTCCTTCAGTATTTTTTATGAAATTCTCTAATTTATTTAAAGGCATCTTACTCCACTTTTGGCCAAAAGTTTCTTTGGACTATTTAGCTAGTCACATCTCCATCAATATCAAAGCATTTTAAATCATCTGGCAATTCATCTGGATTCTCCAACTCTATAGGAAAGAATGAAGGATGTAATTGTTCCTGATTTAAATAGTTATAATTTTTATACAAATCCTCTTCCTCAAATGAATTATGTCCATTCGCCTCTTCAATAAGTTCCTCATCCTGTAAATGATCGTCTGGTAATTCATCAAATGTAAATGGTTTTCCATTTATACAATACATTTTAACAATCATAGTGTGGTTTTTATACCAACAGAAAGGAGTAGTTATTTTAAATTTCACAATATTTTATTAAATCTGGATTAGCATGTTGTGTTACTACTCCCAACACATCCATAAATTGCTCTGTAGTTTCACATACTACCTTTTTTCTAGTACCAGTATCACTATAAAGAAGAAACTTTCTAGCACATACATCTATAACAATTTTTTCAACAAATTCGTTATCACATTCGTAATCGTGTAAAGACATTTAATTCTCCTCATTTTTATTAAAATTACCGTCAACATAGTACCAAGTTACTGCGACTCTTTTTGTACCTTCAGTAACTGGTTGACCAGAATGAGGATAACACCAGTTTGAAGGAAACATTACAGCAGTTCCAGCTTTAGGTTTAAAAGTTTTGTGAATAAACTCTGTTCCACCACCAAGAAAATCATCACTAAGATAAAGAATTATAGATAATTTCCTTTCATATTCTCTAAGCCTAGGATCAGTAGCACAATCATGATGAAATTTATATTCTTGCCCATCATTATACTCTAAACACTGAATTGATTCTCTCCAACATGTAGTATCAAAACCACAAGGAACAGGGTAATATGTGAAATTTTGATGTATTGAAGAAACTTTTTTATAGTATTTTTCTAATCCCTGATTAATTCTGGTATGTAATAAAACAGTAGCATCAGTACCTTCAATAAAAGTGCTCCCACTACTAGATCTAATACCAGTATCGGTTCTCTGTCCACCATCAGATGCAAAGACAGATGATCCAGCAAAATCTAAAGTATCTGCATAATCATTAATAATCTTTAAATCATCAGCATCTAAAATATCTATTAGTTGTATCAGGTCATTCATTTTTAATTGAAATACTATAGGTCATATTATACTATAAAGAAGAAAAAATATCAACCTACTGATATAAGTAAGCAGACATTATATACTTTTTGTCTTTCTTAGGAGGGACTCCTCTATGGATATAGTTCCATGTAGCAGGAAACATAACCAATCTTCCAGTAACTGGATAAACTCTTGCACCACTAACAAATTCAGTATATCCACCTTCATCAATAGTATTCAGATAGAATAACATAGCAAGCATTCTAGGAGAATGTTCTTCTAAAGCAAAATCATCATGCCAGTGAAAATATCCACCTGGTTCGTATGCTTTTATATTATAACCACGATCCTCAAATGAAGAACTACGAAATGGATTGGGAGTTGGATTTAATTGACCAAGATAACCAAAAGAATGATTAATATAGTTCTGAATATTTTGAGATACTACTTTTGCTAAAGTACTATCAACATCTTTCCAATCATCCAAATCACTAATAAAAAGATCAACAGAGGTTTTAATACTTGTATCAACGACTCTGTCATCCCCAGTAATTCCAACTAAACCAGGAGATTTTCTATCATCCTCTTCATATTTTATAATAATTTGATCACATAAGTCTTCAGGCAGTGCATTATCATTTACATAAATAAAATCTTCAAATTTCATACAAAAAAGTAATTAAGTTTTCATTATAAAGCATAAAGCGTAATATGGTGGAAGATTCTTATTAGTACCACTTGATCCTTCACTATCAACAGTTATAGAAGCACTGAATGAACCACCCTCATTACTTGTAGATCCAGAAAAACTTGCCGATTCTGAATCAACACTTACGGAACTGTTTAATGTTCCAGCATTCGCAGGATCTGTAGTTCCACTAACACTTATAGATTCTGAATCAACAGTCACAGAAGCACTAAATGATCCCAAAGATTCAGAGCTTGTAGATCCTGTAATGTTTGTTGTTTCATTACTAGCAGTTCCACTAGATGATTGTGAAGTTGTCTCACCACTAGTACTACCAGATACTGAAACTGATACACTTTCATTACTTGAACTACCTGATGACGAAGCATTTCCAGTATTACCAGATACAGAAACACTAGCACTACTAATAGAAATACTAGGAGTAGCATTACTAACGGAAACACTCCCACCAGTAGTTGCTCCCCAAGTTAGAGAATTAGAAGCACCAGAAACAACAGTAGTATCCCATCCATGACTGTCTGTGTCAACCCCCTGAGAGCCAGAAGGTATAGCAGTAGTATGTTGGTGAGCACTTTCACTGAAGGTAGCACTATGACCATGAGAACCACCTGATGATGAATGGTTATGACTTCCAGATCCAGAGAAGGAGTGACTATGTGAACCAGCACTTACACTATGACTATGAGAACTAGATCCAGATCCAGAGAATGTGTGGCTATGAGATCCACTACTACCAGAAACTGATACATCATGATTATGACTTCCAGATCCAGTAATATCATGACTATGCGATCCACCACCACTTACAGTTCCAGAAGAATCGTGAGTATGAGATCCTGTTGAAGTAACTGCATGAGTATGAGATAAACTACCAGTTACACTACCAGAGGCATCATGACTATGAGTTGCTGATCCAGAAACATCGTGAGTATGAGATCCACCACTTACAGTTCCAGAAGAATCGTGAGTATGGGATATAACTGAAGCATCCTTATTACCACCACTAACACCTACAGAATAATTTCCACCAGCACCAATAATAAATTTATCAGTTAAATCTGGTGTTCCATTAGTACCATCACATAAGTACCATCCTGTAGGAATATTGGACGTAGACCCAGACCACATTATTATTCCACCAGATGGAACAAGATAAGCAGCACTTGCTGGAGGTCCAGATTGACCAGGAGGACCAGCATTACCAGGAGGACCATTAGGACCTGGAGGACCAGCAACAGTTGAAGCAGGACCAGGAGGTCCACTTACAGAAGCACCAGGAGGACCACCAGCACCAGGAGGACCAGCATTACCAGGAGGACCAGGAGGACCAGCAACAGTTGAAGCAGGACCAGGAGGACCAGCAATAGTAGAAGCAGGACCAGGAGGACCAGCAGGACCAGGAGGACCGATTGGACCACCAGGAGGACCAGCAGGACCAGGAGATCCAGGTGTTCCAGCACCAGGAGGACCAGCATTACCTGGAGGACCAGCAATAGTAGAAGCAGGACCAGGAGATCCAGTTACGGAAGGACCTGGAGGACCAGCAATACCAGGAGGTCCAGCAGGACCAGCAACAGTAGAAGCAGGGCCAGGAGGACCAGCGTTACCTTGAAGACCAGGAGGTCCAGCAGGACCAGCAACAGTAGAAGCAGGGCCAGGAGGACCAGCAGCACCAGGAGGACCAGCAGGACCAGGAGTAGTTGACGCAGGACCAGGAGGACCAGCAGCACCAGGAGGACCACCAGGACCAGCTACTGTAGATCCAGGACCAGGAGGTCCAGCATTACCTTGAAGACCAGGAGGACCAGGAGGACCAGCAGCAGTTGACGCAGGACCAGGAGGACCAGCAATACCTTGAGTACCAGGAGGACCAGCAACAGTTGAAGCAGGACCAGGAGGACCGATTGGACCACCAGCAGGACCAGGAGGACCAGCAACAGTTGAAGCAGGACCAGGAGGACCAGCAGGTCCAGGTGGTCCACCAGCACCAGGAGGACCTCCTACTGTAGAAGGAGCACCAGGAGGTCCAGCAGGACCAGGTCCTCCAGTAAGACCTTGAGATCCTTGAGTTCCAGGTGATCCAGATGGTCCTTGAGCACCAGGATCAGGAACTCTTCTCCAAACAGCACCATCCCATCTCCAAGTTGCCACACCAAAAACATAAGTGGCTCCAACGCTAGGATTTGATGGGAAATTTATAGACATATTACGACCAAGGTAGTTTTTTATTTACTTCTGATGGTGTTGGAGGAGACTTAACAGAATTAATCCATGCCTCCGCATTTGTCTTTGTATCACTTGCAGAAAGTTCATCTGCTATCCAACCCTTAACAACAGTTTCTGATAGACTATCATATGCTACAAATCCAGCAGCAGATGTTCCACCAGAACTATCTATAATAAAACAATCATAATTTGTTTGTGTAAGATTTGAAGGATCTGAATCATCAACAGAGACAGTTTTGATTGCTACTTGCGAAACAACATTTGTTCCATCGTTTAATACTATTAAATCAGTAACAGTTTCGGTATGAGTAATTGCCATATTTTAATACTCCATAGCTACAAGAGATGAACCTTTTAAAATCTGAAATCCATCACTATCAATACTATCATTACCTGTTTCTACATATCTTGCCTCAATTCTATATTGAATTGCACTATAAGAACTATTAGTCAGACCAACATCAGGATATTCAAGAGAACCATGAGCATTAAATTTTTTAGTTTGAGAACTATTCCCAGTCTCACTAAAAAGATTAGTACAATCTAATCCAACTCCAAGTTGACCCCAACCACCAGATGTTCCTATTCTTCTCATAATTCTGAAATAAGCATTCATACCACCATCATCATCGGTATCATTTACAACTCCATATAAGAAATTAACTCCTGTACGAACTAAAATATCAGTACCTGCAGATTTAGAAATCTGAACTAGCATAATTTGTTGCCAAGAATTATTTGAGAAAGTAGCAATACTTGATCCCACTACATTAACCGCTACTCCAATACTAGCAGCTCCAGATCCACCAGGAGGACCAGAAGGACCTGGAGGACCACCAGGACCAGGAGGTCCAGGATTAGTTCCAGGAGGACCAGGAGGTCCTGCTACTGTTGAAGGAGGACCAGCATTACCAGGAGGACCAATTGTACCAGGAGGACCAGCAGGACTAGAACCAGGAGGACCAATTGTACCAGGAGGACCAGCTTGAGTACCAGGAGGACCAGCGTTACCAGGAGGACCAGCGTCACCAGGAGGACCAGCAGGACTTGATCCAGGAGGACCAATTGTACCAGGAGGACCAGGATCGCCAGGAGGACCACCAGCACCAGGAGGACTAGAACCAGGAGGTCCTATCGTACCAGGAGGACCACCAGCACCAGGAGGTCCTATCGTACCAGGAGGACCAGAACCAGGAGGTCCAGTAGTTCCAGGAGGACCAATTGTACCAGGAGGACCTGCTTGCGTACCAGGAGGACCATCAGTACCAGGAGGTCCAACATCACCAGGAGGACCAGCATCACCAGGAGGACCAGCTTCTGTGCCAGGAGGACCAGGAGGTCCAGAATCACCAGGAGGACCAGATTCTGTGCCAGGAGGACCAGCCTCACCAGGAGGTCCTATCGTACCAGGAGGACCAGAACCAGGAGGTCCAGCATTACCAGGAGGTCCAATAGTTCCAGGTGATCCAGGTGGTCCAATAGTTCCAGCAGGACCAGGAGTTGTTGCTGGAGGACCAGCAGGACCAGGAGGTCCAGCAACATTTGAAGCAGGACCAGGAGGACCAGCAAGACCAGGTGTCCCTGTTAATCCAGTTTGACCAGGAGGTCCAGCAACACCAGGAGGACCAGGATTGACATTACCACCACCTGAGTTGGCAGTTGCCCATACACCAGTTCCATCTGGATCAATATAATATATGAATAAATCTCCACTATCACTCTCCCACCACAATTCACCATGCCTTGGTTCAGGAGGAGGATCATTCGCAATCGTAGTTGGAATAATTGTCATGGTGGCAGCAATGCCAGGATGTCCTGAAGGATTTTGAACATCAACAAACGCAGTTACAGCAGCACCTTCAAAATTAAGTTGAGTAATACTATTAGCACTACCTACTATAGTTCCTTCATCATATACACTAATAGCACCAGGAATTAATCCACCACCAGTAGGAACCCAATATCTTTTACCAGGATTACCAGGAACAGCAACTAACTGATACTGTGTTCCAGAAGGAACAGGATCACTATTAATAGGATCACCAAGAGTTGGTTCTGCCTGTTGAAGACTTAAATAATTATACCTATTGGGATCAACCTTACTAGGAGGATCCTTTTTTACTCTACCACTAAGATATCTTGGCATGATTATACATTACTATTTTCAAGAATACTTGCTGTTAGTTCCATTTGTAATGGTCCAACAAATCCACCAGCTAAAGTAGATCCAACATTAACTCTGATTCCAGCATTAACTTCAGAAACAGCCATAGTTAATGTAGAATCTCCTCCTGCAGGATCTGTTGATCTTGGATAAGGATGTTCAGTCATATTATAGTCCATTGTACATGAATATATAATAGAATTTTCTCGAATCTTAACTTTATCATTATTTGATAAACTATTAGGACCAATAGTCATAGTTAATTCACCAGAAATTGGATTATAAGTTGACATAGTAACATCAAATTGTTGTCCACCTCTTGTGATGGACTCAGTAACTCCAGATGAGTAAGTATGAGCAGTCGTATTTGTAGAAGGTGTAGATCCCAATACCTGAACAGTAAATCTAGTCGTTGAAGGAACACTAATAACCTCTAACCATACCTGATAGGCAGGATCAGTTGGTCTTGGATAAGCATGTGTTGTAGCATTACTATCCTGATCACAAGTGAATACAATAGCATTACCATCAAACTTAACTCTATCACCAGCAACCATACCATGAACAGCAGTTGTAGTTACATCCAAAATACCAGTAGTAGGATTGTATGCTGTTCCAGTAGTAGGAGTTAATTTAAGTTGATCTGTTTCTCCATTACTATCTACCACCTCAACCGCATTAGGAAGAGCACGTTTAAATGTATGAATTGAAGGTTTGTAATTATGTTTATTACCTGTAGCACCTCCAAGATGTGTTGTAAATGTCTTAGATGTTCCAACATTATCAACAATTGATTCTATGAAATATCCCTGTTGTGGATTTGGAAATATATTTGTCGTAATTCCACTGTAAGCATTATCACTAATAGAATCCTTAATACCACTATCAGCTACAAAAGTGTGAGTAGTTGTATTTGTAGAGGGAGTCGTATCAAGAACTTGTACAGTAGCAGTAGTTCCTGTAATTGCTGTAACAGGTAAAGTCTTACCACTAGCAGGATCTGAAGAACGAGGATAAGCATGTTGTGTAGCATTACTATCCTGATCACAAGTAAACTTCATTGCGTTATCAGTAATTTTAACCGTCTGACCAACTGTTAAAGTATGAGTACCCAAATCTAATTCAAGAAGACCAGTAGTAGGATTATATGATGTATTATTACCAGGAGTATATGTGGTTCCACATGAAAAATAAATTCCACTCATGGTGATATCATCACCTTTCTCCATCTCATGCTTTCCCAAGCACATTACAGTTGCTATTCCTGTAGGTTCATCATAGTCAACCCCAGTAATAATACCAACCTTTTCAGTAACACCACTAATATGAAGACTATCAACAACTAATGGAGTTTTCTCCAATACCATTCTACCATCAACCAATATGACGGCATCATTTTGCGGAATCTCTACATCCTTTACTACTCTTATATCTCTATCATTATTTGTACTTCTTTGTGTTCTTTTTTGCCAAAAAGTGACAGTTGGAAAAGTATTTACACCAACATTTGCAACCTGTGCGTAAAGGAGTAATGATGTTGTTCCTGTAGGAACTTCATACAATTTTTGTACTCCTGGTACTACAGGAACCGCAATATTAATAAATTTATTTACTGGTGCTATTGCCATTTATTTCAATGCTAATATTAATGGTGTTAATTGTGCTTGTATTGCTCTATTAAAGTCCCTTCCCCTTATTGTAGACGTAGTTTGATCAATTGTCAAACCGTCACCAATTCTAAAATTACCTTTTTGATCCGTACTTGTGAAAGGAACTTGACCACCATTAATGGCAACAACTTCATTTTCTGGTATTGGTTTTCCAGCCTGGAATGGGTTAGCTGTATTTATATCTGTACCTGCACCTATGTATTCAAATGAATGTGAACTGGTAATAATCCTACTCAATCTAACCATCTCCAATTTAGTTGAAGCAGATACAGCATAAGGAATAAATTCATTAAAAGTTATTGTAGTTATTCCAGCATAAATTCCAGAATCTGCTGCTTTACTTGCTTCGTCTATTGTAAACAATATTGGATCCATATCTGCTTCGGCAGTTGCCGATCCATTACCAGAAATATTAATTATACATTCTTGCTCCTTACTATTATCTCTAGTGCCAGCATTATTATTTACAGGTAAGAAATTTCTACCACTAGCAATAATATCAATTGAAGTAATTGTACCAGCAGCACTTACATTAGGTGAAAATTCAGCAAATATTGCTTCTGGTCCTTGAGGTAAAGTAGCAGTAATAATTGGAGGAGCAGAAGAAGCATAATCACCAGGAACACCACCGTTAGTAATTCTTATATTCCTAATAAACTCTAATGGTTTAGTCACAGTTCCAGTGAAAGATGGCAAAACATCTTGGAACGTAGTTAGATCTAGATGGAAATATGCTCCCTGACCATCAAATGGAGTTCTATACCTTCTAGTAGGAGTATTAAAATCTCTACAATCTTGTAGAATAAGACTATCAGATTCACCACTAATACCAACTTTTACTGTTCCATCAAATTCAACAGCACCAACACCATCAGCAACTAATCCAAATGTACCAAATGATGAGTTAGAGTTTGTTAAATCGCATTGACCACCTGATGTACAACCAACACCTATCTCATTTCCAATCGTAAATATAGAAACCAACTGAGCATATCCATTATGAGAAATAGAAACACCAATACCTGCTTCATTATATTGTGTGAATGAATCACAGACCATACTCTTTAAATCTTGACCAAGATCATTGGTTCCTGTATATGAAGCATCAACATGACGACCATTAATCTTCATACCAATACTACCTGTCATAAAGTTAGTACAGTTTCTGATATAAGGACTCTTATATCTTCCAGTCGATCCTTCATTTGCTGGACCAAAATTAGTAAATCCTGCAACTGCTTGCGAAAATTCACCACTAGCAACATCAGATTGTATTGGTGGGAAAGCAACAGCACCACAACCAAGATGATCCTGTGCTACTGAAGTTCCATGAAAACTTAAATTCTGTATTAAACATCCACGTCTAACATGAAAGACATCTTTATTGGGATCATCTGGAATAATACTAACCAATCTAAGGTCTTCCCCAGTTACTGTAACATTATCTCTTAATCCAATAGGATTTGGTTCATTATAAACACCAGAACGAACTTTAATTGTATCACCTTCTTGCGCTACTGCTGCTGCAGCACCAATGGTTGCTTTAGCATCTCCCTCTAATAATCCAGTATTACTATCATCACCATCTCTAGTTACCCAGTAAATATTAGTAGTTTCTACTCCAGATGGTCTCCATTTTACACCATCTTGATATGAAGATAATCTATAATCATTCTTTGTTCTACTAGGAATATGTCCAGTAGCATTAAGCTTATCAATTAAGAAGTTCTCTAATTCTAGAGTACCAATAAGTTTTGTATTCTGACCTACATTTAAATTTCTCTCAATACCAACACCACCTTCAGTAACTATAGATCCAGTATCCTTATCTGTAGATTGTGTAGTATCATTAACTGTTACCTTTCCACCAACATGCAGTTTCTTAACAATACCAACACCACCATCAATTTGAACAGATCCAGTAGTAGGACTTGAGGTATCTGTTCCATCATTAAATGTTGCTTTACCATCAACATCTAGTGTGTCATTAAGAGTTGTAGCACCATCAACATCTAATGTAGCATTTAAAGTCGTATCTCCATCTACATCTAGTGTAGCGTTTAAAGTTGTATCTCCATCTACATCTAGTGTAGCGTTTAAAGTTGTATCTCCATCTACATTTAATGTGCTATCAAAATCAACCGACCCAGTAGCATGTACTGTTCCTGTAATATCTAAAGTAGATGTTGGATTATTATTTTGAATTCCAACTTTAGTCATCCTAAAGATATCAGTTCCATTATGTCCCCAGAAATCCTGTGTCTGCACATCGCAGATCATTGTTGGGTTTGCTGGATTGGGTATTGGCAATAAATTGTCTATGCCAGTACCTTGACTGTTAATTTGCTTATAATTAAATACTGTAAATAATTGAGCAGTTCCACCTGTAGGTAAATAAACACCCTCATCTTGGGCATACATACCATCCAATTCTATAGGAGATGCTTGTATCCAACGAATACCATTCTCATCTTGATTCAAATAATATCCATTAATACCTGGCGAATCAGCAGAGTCGATAATATTTCTATCAATCTTAACCGTTCCTTCTACATCAAGTTTTATTACACCATCCGTACCTTCATTATATCCAGGTATATTACCAGGATTAGTACTACCTATACCAACAATGCCCGTATCAGTAACAACAAAAGAATCATCCTTTTCACCGACTTGGAAACGTTGATATGGTTGTGTTGTTCCTATACCTACTGACGTTACTCCAGTATTTGAATCCTGCGCTAAAATAAAAGACTTCTCTCTTATACCAACCTGCAGTTTACCATCAGGAAGTGTAGTGCCTATACCAACCCTACAAATACCAGGTATAGTATTAAATTCATCAACAACAACCGCATCTCTTTGAAGTACAGTTAAACACTTATCACCAATCTGAAGTTTAGCATCAGTTTCAAAACCTTTCTCACCGTCTGGTTGAGTAGATCCAATACCAACAGATCCTTTATCAGTGACAATAAGAGCAGAATAAAGAGGATCTATTGGTAATTCTGAGTCAAGACCCTCTCCACCAACACTAACTTGGAATCTACCATCAGGTTGTGATGTTCCAATACCTACTCGGCCTGGTATTTGCCCATCATTTTCATATTTTTCTGAGGATATAGCAGTAAATACACTACCACCAGCACCAACATTAAATCTTTGCTTTACTGTTAAATATTCAGTAAATAATTCACCAGATATAAAAACATCTTGATCAAAAGTAGCATCTTTAGTAACCTTTAAAGAACCAACTTCTAATTCAGTTAAACTATCAACATTTAAAGCAGAACCAAATACATCAGCATATAATGTGCCATATACATAAACATCATCATTAAATTCGGTTATATTTACCCTAGAATTTCCCCCTTCGGCATTATATTCTGGATTTCCTGGATACTTTCCAGAATCTGGTAGATTAGGACTCATCCTATTGAACCTCCGAATGGAATAGCATCTTTAACTTTACTATCTTTAAAAACAATACCCAGAGCAGTTACATCTCTTGGTGCTAAATTACCACGTAAGGCATCACAATCTGCCACATTTGATTTAAGTGATATTCTATTTCCTGCACTAATTGTTATATTATTATTAGCAGTTAGATCAATGTCTTCATCAGCATCAATAACTATTTTTTTAGCTCTGATCTTAACTTCACCATTCTCTAGTGCTGTTATCCAAACATCACCAGTCTTACTGGCAATATTAATATTAACTCCACCCGATTCATCTTCTTGTCCACCAATTATTTCAATACATTGATCATTATAAATGTGATACATTCCACCATTGGACATACCAACAACACTCTTATCACCATTTGCAGTTTGAGCAAATAAATCATATACAATAGATCCATTCAATCCTAAATTAGGATTAGCAGTCTCTATCCTAAAATGAGGTCCAAATGAAAGATACTGTCTTTGTTGCCAATTTGTCGGTCTTTCTGCCATATTCTAATACTATACCCTTTTATTTATTTCAAGTAATACAATCAATAACTTGCTTGACTTCACCTTGATAGGTTGGTCTTGGTTTTAATTGAGGTTTTAATATAGCACCATAACCAGTATTAGATTTAATTGTAAGTTCTGGTAAATCATTTATCTCACTTGAATTTGTTAAAGCACTGTTTGGACTAACAATTTTTAATATTCTACCAAACTCATCAAGGTACTTATCATATATATTACCATCATCATCAGTAATAGTGTCATCATCACTATAATCAAGTCCAGGATTAACTACAACTACATGATCTATAGTATGTGGAACTGGTTCCTCAGAAACTGGGTATCCTTCTCCATCAGAAACAATATAAATGTCAGTTACCTGTTGGTAAGTAGGTGAATCTTCATCATAATCAATGACTGCTCTAGCAACAGCACCAATTCCTTTATTACAATTATCTGTTATTTCAACATATGGTGGAGTTGTATATCCAGATCCACCACTTACCAAATCAATTCCAATAAGACTTCCTACTGCTTCAGCACCATCGCCAACAATAGAACCAATTATAGCTTTACCAAGTGCCTGTGTGCCACCTCCACCAAAAATATTAATTTTTATTCCAGCACAGTTTAATGGAGGACCTGCATAACATTCACCAAGTCCACTCTTGAATCCAGGATTAGTTACACTTGGATTTAAGAAATCAAACATTCCTAATGATCCAGAAGCAACACTTATTCCTTGAATACCACCAATAACTCCCTCTGTAATTTTATCAGCAGCATTAGCAACTTCAACAATCTTATCTATAGATACTCCTATAATATTTTTAGGTCCTTTTCCAATAGTCCATTCATTAGTCTTAGAATTAACAGTTGGTTCAGCAGAACTACAACTTATAATATCCAATATTCCTTGCAATCCAGCTGCTTTTGATCTAAGGAATCCACCTATATCAAATCCACCAGCAAATTTTAAAAGAGTACCAACTCCACCCATTAGAGGATTTAAAAAATTAGTAATTCCACCGATAATGTGATTAAATAATCCACCAACAAACTGTTCACCAATACAACTTACAAAATTACTAATATTAGATGCTATGGAAGTAAGTAATGATTTAATAGCACTACCAATAGTATCCATTATCTTACTTGCTATACAAGGTAAAGCATCTTGAAGTAGTTTAACAGGACCTATCATTGCTTTTTGTGCTGCTGCTCCTGCTTTCTTTGCCTTATCAGTTTTCTTAGTAGCAGCTAACACTTGACCATATACAGTTTTATATAAAATATCTACTCCTTTTTTTAAAACTGGCAAAACTCCACCCTTATAAAGGTTATTAGTCATAAAATTGACTACTCCTTTAGATAATCCTTTAATTTTACTGGTTACACCACCAATAACTTTTGAAATCTTACCAGATATATTACTGATACCTCCTGCCTTACTTTTCAAAGCCTGAAGTTTACTGACCATGTTACCAACTTCAGCACTGATCTTATTTACAGTCGAACCTCTTGAAGCGTTAGCAGCAACAATTGTATCACCAATGCCATTATATGCTGATCTAGCATCTTCAGGTAGACTACTTAATAGAGATTGAGGAACATGTTGTGGAGAAACTTGAGATTTAGTATTCATCTCATTAGATTCTCTATTTACTATGTACGCACCATCATTTTTAATCTTAGACGTATATCCAGTAAATGGAACAAATGGACTCTTATATTCACCACCAAGAGTTTTAATAAGTTCATCCTGATCTAAAGTAGTTCCAAACACACCCATTACAACTGGTAGTTGTGCATCATCACCATCTAAAAAGAATCCAACTACATCATCACCTGGTGATAATTTTAAACTAGTTGCCCTATTTGCCTTACCAGATCCATCACAACTACCCAATAAAACTTGTGCCCAAGGAAGATCACTATTTGGTAATTCTTCCACACTAGTGGGATGATATCCCATAATACGAACTTTAACTCTATTTCCCCATCCAGCCATATTCAACTGATCTGATTGGGCATCTTCAGGTGCTACTTGACCTAGCCACCATCGGAATCCATCTCTTCCTACAAAATTACTTTTTACAACACTTTGTTCTATCATTTTAGTTCTCCTGGTTCACCAACTTCACCACCACCACTAGTATCCTTTACAAGATCCAATGAGGTAAAAGATCCAGCAGAAGTAAAATGATGACATAATGATTTAATCATGTATCTACCACTTTGTTGCTGATCGATTTCCCCACCCTTTGATATTGTCCTATTTATTGTAGGAAATACGCATTTAATAATATTACCAGCTTCTAATTGAGTATTAGAAGGAATAAGCATATTTACAGTCTGAGTCATAAGTAAATTATATCTCATCAAAGACTGCGATTGTACTTCCATAGGATTAGCATTTTCTGCTCTTGTCACCTTTTCATCTAAAGTTCCTATATCTAAAATAGCAGTTATTTGTCTAGTTGGAAGATCACCTAAACTATCCTCATCAGTATCATTTATTTTTGGTAATTCATGTAGATCATCACCCAATAGAAAAGGATTTAATTTACCTTGATAATCCTTCATCTTAAATATTGCCTTTTCTCCTTGTGGAGCATAAGTGTGTTTTAAAGGATCAAAAAACATTCTAGTACTACAAAAAGCACCACGTTTTAATTTTGTCAATAAGTCCTGATTCTCAGTAATAGTATAATCTAAAATTTTGTAATCATCCATCTGTGCTTGTGATATTTCACTAAAAGTATAATCTTTAGGAAAATGTTCTTCTCCTATTAACCCATCAATAGATTTAAATTTATATCCACTTTTGGTTTCATAAAAACAATATCCAGCAGTTGTACTTCCATCAGGTCCAGATGCTGGCACAGACTTTGATGCTAACCAAGTAAGTAAAGTAAATGGTTTTCTCATATTACTAATAAAACCATACTTCCCAGAAGTCTTTTCAATATCAATATTTTTATCACTTTTTAAATAATTAAATATCTTTCCAACAGATTCTGATATATTTTGAGCTATGTATTTCTTACCAATTCTAGCAGTCTCATTAGTTATAGCTTCTTTAGAACATAAATGAATTACAAAACTTTCTTGTTTTTTAGTTCTAATAACATTAGTAATATTAGAAACATAGAAATAGTCCGATTCTTCAGTATGAAAATCTAATCCTGGATTACTTTCAGTATTTCCACCAATCTTTAAACTAACTCTCTCACCACCTCTTAATGGAAGACCATTATAGACAGAATCCATATATCCATCTGGCCCTTTAATTTGACCGCCAGTATTCACAAACTGTATTTTAACTGTAATTGTTGGTGAAAAGATATCTTCAAAATATTCAATGGCAATACATCCCATTTTTATATCAATGACCTTTTCCTTATCAGATGATTCTAATAATATTTTTTCGTATTGTGAGGGATCTATTGCTGACATTAGGTATAAGATAGTTCTAAATCTGAAAGTACTCTCATCATATTTACACCTGATCTAGTATCAGGTAAACTGGATGTTCTTGACCTTTTAACAGATCCAGAACTTGAAGGTTTTCTTTTTGGTATAGGAACAACAATAACTTGTTCATTATTATAAGAAGAATTTAAATCATTTGATCTTACTTCATTCACTTTAGGAACGTCAAAATCAATTTTCTCCACATTATCAGCAATAACTTCTATAAAGTTATATACCACTTCACCAGATTCAGAAACTTTTAATTTCTGTTTCATATCAGGAATAATATTAGAATTGGATATAGAATTTAATGCTGTAAAAAATTCGCTTCCCAATTTCTCAACTGTTTCTGCAGTTATAACAAATTCACCAGGAGTTAATAAAGCAGGAATTGTATCTTCATTACCAGTACCAGTAACTAATCCACCTTTCTTAAAAGCTTGAAACACTTCAGTATCTTCAGTACCATCAGGAAAACTTGTAACTCTTTCAAATTCTCCACCTCCAAGACGTTTGTAAACCGATACTACACCATCTTCATATTGAATAGACATTGTTATCGCATCTTCACTTACGTCAGAATAACTTATTTTACTACTCTCTCTTTCAATATACTTTGAGGTGCTAACTTTTTGTCCAAAATAATTATCAACAGTTACTTTTACATCTTCACCACTTTTTGCTCCATCACCACTACCTTTAACACCTTTTACCTGTCCTGGATTTTCTAAAAATTCTTTTTTAACATTACCAAAACCCATTTGATCTGGATCTTTATAACTTATAACATCATTTAAAATAGTTTTTTCAGACTCGGCAAATTCAACATTAACAAAATCTATAGCGTTCTCTAAATCCTCTTTATCATCATTTACACTACGACCATTAAGATCTAATGCCATAGAAGTATTCTTTACCATTCTAGCAACACTTTCAAATAAATCTAATACTCCTTCCATGAAGAAATCAATTTCACGCAATGTTCTAGTGATACTTTTAATAAAAAATTCAGATTGACCTATAATTTTTGTAAAATTAGCGACAGACCAACCAACTAAAAGAACACCAACAGTGTCCAATATTCTTCCTAAAAATCCCCTACTACTATTAGTCATAATAGATCCAGACTTTTTAATTGTTCCACCAACTTTAGATGCCTCAATTAAATCCTCTCTTTCCTTTCTTCTAATATTTTCTCTCCTCTTTCTAAAATAAGAAGCATCTTTATCAATTAAAGTTGCTTTAAATTTAGTAGTTTCAAATGTTTGTTTTGCTAATGCTCTTGTAATACTATTAGACTTTGACAAAGCAGAAGAAAGATCTCCTACAGATTTTCTTATACCTTCAATACTTATAGAATTTCTAGTAAAGGCTCTCCTATTCAATTGTACAGGTGTTATTGCCATACTATGCTAATACTGGTACTATATTAAATTGATGATAAGCAATATAAACAAAAGTATTAAATGAGTTTGTAGCTTTTATTACTGGCCACCCTACAGCCTCTCCATTTATTAAAGATCCATCTGGCACATCATTGCTTTCATCAACTTCTACTGGTAAAACATTAATATTATTTTGCGATGAACTAGTATCACTAATAGTTTTATCAAGTTCCCTCTTTTTATTAACAGGAGCAATTTGATCGTTTTTAATTGTTCCTTCAATTACTGCTGGTGGTGTAAAAGGTTTATATTTTCCCTCAATTTCATTATCTTCATTTAATCTAAAGAGTTCCTTACCTATTTTAACAATAGCATCTTCAGGATGCCAAAGTTGCTTAGGATCAAAGTCAGGAGTTTCTACATAAGTTTTATCATCTGAAATAAGTTTTCTTATATAAGAATCATACTTTTCTTTAAAAGTATCTAAATCAGTCTGATATTTTACATCACCATCTGAACCTTCTCCATATTCCTCCCTCTTTGGTCTCTTACGTTCAACATCTGTTAGTATGTCTAAATTAGTGGTTGGGGTAAACATTCCAGGTTGAACATCACCAGTATCATCATTATCATCAGATGATTTGGTATCATCACCTTCCTGTTCTGGTGGTGGTTCATTTTGATCACCTCCTTCACCAGGAAAAGGAGTTCCCAACATAATCCAAGGTACTAACTTAGCTACAAATTTTAAGACATTTAAAGCTATATTTTTTATCCATTTAAATGGACTAGTCAGTATCATACCAAGTTTTAAAAATCTTAAATTTCTACCAAACTTTACAAGACCACCAATTATACCACCAACACCAAATCTAGATATTAATACTATACTACCAACAGCAAGAAGAATCTTAGCAGTATTTCTAAAAACTTTCTTTAATTCTATAAAATTACCAGTAGCTATTGCATTTATTGTATCAATAAAAGTACTACTTAACCACCCAACAAGCAATGTAGATAAGAATCCAGTTACTCTACCCAATATACCCTGTAATTTTTGCCCTAATTTTTGAACAGGACCTAATAAATTATTTCTTATCTTATTTTCAATAACACTTTCTTTACCCTCTCTAAGACCTTCTTCTGCTAATTGTGATTCTCTTATATCTTGAGCCGCAGCTCTCTGCCTATCTAAAGATGCTTGTATTTCTAGATTATCCTTTAAAACTTTTAACGAAGCATTTAAATTAATTACTTGAAATGAAATATTAGTTAATTGACCTGTAACCATTGAAAGTTGTAGAGAATTCCTACTCAATAATCTACTATTATTATCTTGTTGTTGAGTATTACCCTGTACAACACCAGCTCCAGTAAAAATACTAGAAGAAACTGTTCTCCTAACTGCCTGTATTCCTCCTGATATTGGTGATGCTATTTCAGCCATTGTTTGCTTGCTGTGCTTTTAAATTTTCTTCTTCAATATGTTGTTGTAAAAGTGAAAGATAAATTTCTCTTTCCCAAGGAATCATATTTTCCAACTCTGTTAAACTATATTTATGATGCTGAACCAAAGCAAAGTTTATTTTATAGTATGACGCAAGGTCTTCATGTGCCATACTTACCTGAAAAAACTTTGTAATCCCTCCAATACAACCTCACTATCCTTTTTAGTGTTTGGATTTGTAACCTTAACAGTATGTGAAAGTTTTGGCATAGTTTCAAAAAATCTCTCAATATCTTTAAATTGTTTTGTGTTTAAAGATCCAACAAAATCGGATAATTCTTTTTTAGTACAATCTGTACCTGCCCAAGACTCTTCTTCAGAATAAACTTGATCTATACATGATGCTATTAAATCAAAAGTGTCATCAACACTTATCTCTTCTGTTGTTGTGGCAAAATTGGTTTTTATAAACTCACTCATAGAAGGATATTTCATTCTTAACGTATGATCATCATCCAATTTAATATCTGGAGAATGATCATCACCAATTTGAACTTTTATTTCATCCAAATTAATAACCGCAGGAACTTTAGTTTCTCCATCATCAGGACAAGTTACCATAACCTCAACTTCTTCACCAACAGATTTCCCACGAATATTGAGAAATAGATATTCAATATCAAACGTAGATAATTTATCAACTTTCACACCTCTTGTCGTAATACATGAAGAAATAACATCCTTCACAGCATTAGCAATTTGTTTAGTATCTTGACTTTCCATAGCCAAAATTAAAACTTTTTCTTCTTTAACTAAGAATGGTCTGTATTTAACTTTCTTTTTTGTTGAAGGTATTACCAACTCATAAGAAGGTGTCGCAATTTTTGGTAAAGGCATAATAAACTATAACAAGTCGTAATTTATATAGGTGGGTTATTTTAAGATGTTTGCCTAGTAGACATAGGTCTACTATTCCAATCACCCAATGCTCCCTCTGGTACAAAATTATCAAACTGTGCTAATCCAGCATCAGTATTAGTATTACCAGCATTAACTAAACCTGTTGGACTATTAAGTAAATATGTATTACCATCCAATTGAGATCTTACAACATCAGGGAGACTATATGGTCTTTCATTATAAACATTATTTTTTTCAAGATCAACTCCCCTTTCTATTGCTGCTGTAGTTGATTGACCACAAATATAACGATCATAACTAAAACTACAAGTTGCTTTTAATACTTGAGAGTTTTGATATTGAACTCTTGTCGAATTTAATGATAGGGGAAATAATCCAATAAATTTATACTCTAAAAATTGTCTATAATTTTTTTCAAATTTAATTATTCTAGTTTCATTTGATTTATAAAGTTCTGGATACCTCATCTTAAAATGATAGGTATTAGGTTGATTAGCATCTTCTGGATTAGCACCAGCAATATATTCCATCCAATGCTCTAAAAACTTAATTGATTTATATTGATTATCAACATAAAATTCTAATTGTATTTGAGTATAGTTTCTAGTATGAGCAAATGTCTCAACAACACCTTGATAATCTCCAATAGCATTGAATGAAGCCATAGCACTACCAGGTAGTACAGCACTACTACAAAGCATTCCTATTTTTTCACCAACAAATCTAAAATCTACATTTTTCCTTCTAAGATGATGTCCTAATGAATATCCATCATTATTAGTATGTGGAGGTAAAGCAAACTTTACAAGATAATTAGAGGTTTGTGAAACATTCTGAAATGTCGGTAATATCTGAGATATTTTCTTTGGGATTGGTGCTGGCACTCTAAATAGTTCTACTATATCATTTCTATTTAGATGGCTTATAAAGGAAAATATCAACCATCAAACCCAATGAAATATAAAGGTGATTATACCAATATTACATTTAGATCATTATGGGAGAGAAAATTCATGGTTTACTGTGATTCTAATGATAATATATTAGAATGGAATAGTGAGGAAATTATCATTCCATACAGATCTCCTGTTGATAATAGGATTCATAGATACTTTCCAGATTTCTATATAAAAGTAAAGGAAAGTAATGGTTTAATAAAAAAATATGTTATTGAAGTAAAACCACTAAAACAATGTACTCCACCCAAAAAACCAAAACGTCAAACTCCAGGATACATCCGTGAAGCATATGCATATGCTACTAATCAGTCAAAATGGAAAAGGGCAAGAGAATTTTGTGCTGATAGACAATGGGAATTTAAAGTAATCACAGAAAAAGAACTTGGTATAAAATAATGGCATCTTTTATTACAAGTCAAAAAGAAAAACTTGAAAAAGCAAGATCAAATCGAAATAGGATATCACATATACTTAATGATTTAATTGGTACGGAACATCCTGATGATTTAATGATGAATATCATAGAATCATTAACAGAAGGTAGTAAAACTCCAACAGAAGGAAAACTGTACGTTTTTTTATATAAAGCTAAAACTCCAAATATGAGATATGATCAGCATCCAATGGTTGCTGTTACGAATGTTTTTCAATGGGGATTTAGAGGACTAAACTTTCACTGGAATACATATCGCCAATATACTTGGAATGAAATCATTGGAGGTTTATATGAAATAACACAATCAGAACTAAATGATCTTGATGGTATTCCTTTTGCAAGATTTCGTATAAATAGCTGAAAATTGGAAATATAATGGCAACACTTCCTGTAGAAACAAAATTAGAAGATAATTCTAAACTTGTTGATGCAAAAAATACAAGTCTAAAATCTCCTAAAAAAAGAACAAAGACTCCAGTTTATATCTATCCAATTAGTAGAGATGTAAAAGAGAATGAAGATTCTTTTAGAATAAAATCAATACAATATAGACCGCCAGGTCCAGGTGAAGGTGTAGGTATTGAAATTGAGCAAAAACCTTGGGATAATTTCAATAGTGAAATTGGGGAGCTAAAAAAGGATCCAACTACAAAAATAACTGGTATAAAAGAAGGTTCAGGATTTTCTATCAGAAATGAAGACATAACTCAAAGAATAAACAAAGGTAAAAATAAAATAAACTATTATATTGAATTACCAATACCACAACAGGTAAATGATACCAGTGCTTGTGTTTGGGGTGATGATACTATGAATGTTTTTGAATTAGCAGGATTAGCAGTTGGTAAAGCAATTATACAAGAAGGTGGAGATATTAGTAAAGGCATTCAAAGAGCACAAGCAATGTCCAGAAATATGGATTCGCTTATAACTTTACCAATATCAGCAGAAGCTAAAGGAGCATTACAAGCAGCCTTTGCAGGTGCTGCTATAAACCAATTAGGATCCAATGTTAGTTTTAGGTCAGTTCTATCAAGATCAACAGGACAAGTATTAAACTCAAATCTAGAGTTATTATTTCAAGGAGCAGCACTAAGAACTTTTCCATTTGATATCACTTTTTCACCAAGAAGCAGAAAAGAAGCAGAAGTAGTTAAAAATATAATCAGATCATTAAAAAAATCAATGGCTCCAAGAAAAGGTGGTGGTGGAAAAGGCACTCTTGATGGTAAAGGGAAATTCTTTTTACAAGCACCAGATCTATTCTTATTAAGATATCTAAGAAAGGGAAAGGATCATCCATTCTTAAATTGTTTCAAACCATGTGCCTTAGCACAATTAAATGTTAATTATACTGGTGCTGGTACATACGCAACATATGGAGATTCTACACCAGTAAATATTCAGGTGAGAATGGTATTCAAAGAAGTCAATCCAATATATGCTGAAGATTATGATACAAATGAAGCAGGACCAGGAGTAGGATACTAATGGCATATTTTAGAGAATTACCAAATGTAGCATATCAGTCACCATTACCTGATAAGTTATCTTCCAGAGAATATGTTTTAATAAAAAATATATTTCGCCACACAAAAATATTAGATCATATAGAAAATAATGCTGTATTATTCAATACGTATGAAATATATGAGGGAGATAGACCTGATACAGTCGCAGAAGAAGTATATGGTGATCCTGGTTTAGATTGGATTGTCATATTAAGTGCTAATATTACAAATATTAGAGATCAATGGCCACTCAACAACCAAGATCTATACGAATATGCTCTAGGTAAATATGGAGACTCATTAAACGATGTTCATCATTTCCAGACTACAGAAGTTAGAGATCAACATAATCGTCTCATTCTACCAGAAGGAATAGAAGTCGATAATAGTTTTACAATAGATGGACCAGGAAAACAATACAGAGGTGCTAACGAACCTCCAATTGTTTGGACATCTAAACGTGAATTAAATATAGTAGAACTTACAGCAGATACTTTAGGTGGAGCAAATCTAGTAAACGATATTGGCATTGCTATTAGTAACTGGCAATATGAAACTGAAAAGAATGACAAAAAAAGATCTATAAGAATTCTTAGAGATAGTTACATACCACAATTCTTAGAAGATTTTAGAAGAATTATGAAATATGATAGAAACTCTCAATATATCTCTAAGAAACTAATTAAAACAGAAAATACACGTTTAGTAGATTAATCATAAAAAAGACCCACCCGAAGGTGAGTCTTCCCAATATTCAGGCTCTCTTGGATCATCTTTCGGATCCCAGTAGAAGAAATTCATCTGGGATAATCGACAATGTTTAAGAGGCTTGATTTTCATTAACTTTCCGCTAATTTAGCAAAGTATGATAATGCGTCATCGTCATCATCTGAAGCAGGTGCTTTAGATACAGATTCGACTGTCTCAACAACAGGAGCAGATGCTCTTACATCTTCAACTTCTTGCTCTACAGTTTCAGCATCATTACGAACTGGCTTGTTACCAAGAACATAACCAAGACGAGTCTTAAGTTCATCATAAGTTTTGAACTGATCGTTAGCAACTAGTTCTGCTAAGGAATGCTCCTTCTTCCAAACTGCTTCCATCGCATCGTCATCATCTAGTAAAGCACTAGTGGCAGCGAACTCAGAAGAGTCATAGTTTCTATAACCAGCAACGTTCTTTGCCTTCAACTTGAAGTTAGCACCTTGCCAGAAATCGAATGGATCGATTGCTTCCTCATCCTCAAACTCAGGTTGCATTGCTGCTGTGAGTTT